GCTGTATGAGCATTTCGCTTGCTATCGTAGCTCTTGGGTGCGGAAATGCTATTGATGGCGCGGCAAACGGATGGGCGATGCTCGGATACGCGTTCCTTGCTCTGGCGATGCTTTTTGCAGCTCTTATTTTGGCCGCAATTGGCGTAAGCGCCGAAAACGAGCGCATGGAGCAAGAGAGCCGGAAAATCAAGCGCATCCCGCATCACACAAACGAGTGGAGGGATGCCAAGTGAAGTGCCCGACATGCGGAAGCGAGAAAATCAAAATCTATCGCAGCACATCATGCGAAGACAACATCATCCGACGGAGACTGTGCGAAAACTGCGGTCATACATGGAACACAGTCGAAATAGATATGGACCAGTGGGACTCCGTAACGAGGAGCTTCAGCAAGATGAAATATATCATATCTCAGTTGGAAGCCCTTGTGGAAGAGATGAAGGCAAAAATCCTGAAACTTGGAGGCACGGTATGAACGAAATGTACGATTGTTCCGGTTGTTTTGATCGGTTTGGTGGCGTGGTTGAGCCGCCCGATGACTACTACTTCGCTCCCAGGACGGACGAAGAGCCTGAATGGCAGCGGCCAGATGAAGCGGATTCCGTGTGCTGGGGAGATTGATTTTGTACAGCCGTATTAAGCCAAAGTAAGAGCAATCAAGCCTAATAAAGCCGAAGAAAGGAGGACGATTCCATGACCGATAAGGAACTTGTCGAGTATCTTTGCAAATGGTTTTACGTTGATTCTGGCGGTACGTTACACAGAAAAGACAGGAAAAACAGTGCAGGAAGCTACGATAAAGACGGGTATTTGATTGTAAAAATCAAAGGAAAACAATACAAAGCACACCGCCTTGTGTACGCACTTCATTATGGGCTAATGCCTATTGGAGTAATCGATCATATCAATGGAATCAGGGCAGACAACAGGATTGAGAATCTTCGCTGCGTAACCCAAGCTGATAATGTTGCAAATACTGTTCAGGCCAGAAACACTTTAACTGGCGAGTACGGAATCTACGAAGACCGTTCAACGAAAGGTTTGAAACGCAGATATTCGTTCCACTTTAGCGGCAAAACATACCGATTCAAAACCATAGAAGAAGCTAAGAAAGCAAAAGATGCTTTATGGAAGGAGAAATATGGAAACACTTGTGAAGCTTTCCAAAATTCAAGGCGAGCTGAAAGCCCCAAAAAGCCAGCGCAATTCTTTTGGTAAGTACAATTACCGCAGTTGCGAAGACATTCTGGAAGCAGTAAACCCCCTCCTTGCGAAATACGGAGCCTGTCTTGTTCTTGAAGACGAGCCTGTACAGAGTGGTGAGTACCACTATATCAAAGCGACTGCAACAATCTACGATTCGGAGACCGGAGACAAAATATCTAACACGGCATACGCCAGAGAGCCAAAGCAGCAATCTGGTATGTCAGATTCCCAACTTACCGGTACTGCAAGCAGCTACGCTAGAAAGTACGCTCTGAACGGTCTGTTCTGCATTGACGATACGAAGGACGCTGACACGGACGAGTACCAGAAGCAGACCACAAGCAGGGCAAACAAGCCTGCGCAGAAGCAAACGGAAGCGGAAACCATCCCCCCATGCGCTTGCTGCGGAAAGCAGTTGCAGCCTATTCAGTACAACAACCGCACAGTCACTCCGCTGGAAACTGCAAGAAGCACGAAGAAACGCTTTGGGCGTGTCCTGTGTTGGGACTGTGCCCAGAAACAGCCGAAGGAGGGCTAAACAATGCTTAACTCTATCGCAATTCAGGGTCGTCTGGTTCACACGCCTGAAGCTAAGGTCACAAAATCCGGCAAGGATGTTTGCACGTTCAGCATTGCTTGCGACCGTCAGAGTGGCGGCCAGAAGGAAACCGACTTCTTCAACTGCACCGCATTTGGTAATACGGCACTGTTCGTTTCCAAGTGGTTCCAAAAGGGCAGCCTGATTCTGGTGACTGGCAGCATCCAGACCCGAAAGTATATTGACAAGCAGGGAAACAACCGCACCGAAACGGAAATCATGGCGAACAAGGTTGACTTTTGCGGTGGCAAGTCTGACAGCAAACCCGCCGATCGGGCGCAGGATGCACCACAGAACTATTCTCAGGGTAACGCAGACGACTTCTCTGTGATTGACGACAGTTCTGATCTCCCTTTTGACTAACGGTTACGCTACCGGGACAAAAGGCGAGAAAGGAACACTATGTTTTACCGTCCGAAAGTAGTTCGATGCCGCCTGAAAACTGGCGGGAAAAGCATCGAACAAATCAAAGAATCTCACAAGGGGCAAGGGCTGGTTTATCGGGATTTTGAAAGTCTCCAACAGATGTACGATGCTTTTTCTGGATTGGTTGTTGAACTGTCCCTTTGGGAGTACGACAACCACGAAAGCTATCATCTCGAAAGCTGGAAGCCGGAAGATGATAAAAAAGTTATGATGGGCGTTTATTACGCAGAACAAACGCATCCATTCCCTCGATACAAGAACGATTTTGAAAAATTCAAAGTGGACTGGGAAGCAAAGAAATATGAATGCGAAGGCGCATCTCTTGTTTTTGAGCCAGCAGATGTTGAAGAACTCGAAACTATATGCGAAGAAGTTCCTTCGTTTTGACCGCCTACCTTATATAAGAGCTGCGCTATCTGGCTGGACGGGCGTTTGGAAAGATGAAGCACTTGGGCGACATCACAAAAATTCACGGCGACAAGATAGAGCCTGTGGATTGCATCACGTTCGGTAGCCCATGTCAGGACTTGTCCATTGCTGGACGCAGGGCTGGACTTGCCGGAGAACGCTCCGGGCTATTCATAGAAGCGGTTCGAATCATAAAAGAAATGAGGTCAAGCACAAATGGACTGTATCCAACTTTCGCTGTTTGGGAAAACGTGCCCGGAGCATTCAGTTCCAACGGAGGAGAAGATTTCAGAGCCGTGCTGGAAGAACTTGCCCGCGTGGAACAGCCAAACGTTTCAATTCCTCGACCTTCGGGTAGGGGGGCAGATGGAGCAAAGCCGGAGCAATCGCTGGAAACGGATGGTCTTTGGCTTGGCGACAGCTTGACGCTCAATATTGGGGAGTTCCCCAACGTAGAAAACGTATCGCTCTTGTCGCAGATTTTGGAGGGCAACGTGCCGCAAAAATATTATTTGAGCGCACGAGCCTGTCAGGGAATCCTAGCGAGAGCATCAAGGCGTGGGAAGCCACTCCCGGACATTCTCAGGCAAGCCATTCTGGATGTGATCGAACAAGCGAGAAAGTTATCTATGACGCAAGGGGAAACGGCGATGGCAGAACTTGTCCGACCATAACAGGAGACCACGAAAACAGAATCACAGACTACACGGCTATTGCTATCGAACGCAAGACTTTTAACGAACAGTCTTTCAGTCACTACAAGGAAAGCGACAAATGCTCAACCTTGAAAGCGAAAGCAGGAAACATCGGCAATGGCAGCGAGCTTTTGATCGCAGAGAAAACTTCTGTTGCAGTCGATGTGTATAACGGAGCTGTTACAGGAGACAAAACGGCAACGCTTACCTGTAAGAACGATGGGTCAAGTTCCGGGCCGTTAGTTGCGGAAAAAACCATCCGTTGGATTATTCGCCGCCTGACCCCTGTTGAATGCGAACGTCTGCAAGGCTACCCGGACGGATGGACGGACATTGGAGAGTGGACGGACACCAAAGGCAAAAAACACAAGCCAGCGGATACCCCACGTTATAAGGCTTTGGGCAACTCAATCGCTTTGCCACAATGGTTTTGGTTGGTGCAAAAGATGCGCCCTTACCTGAAAGAAAATCCCACTCTGGGCAGCCTGTTCGATGGTCTGGGCGGTTTCCCTTTGGTACTGCACGCTGGGCAAGTGAAATCGAAAGCTTCTGCGTAGCTGTAACAAAAAGGAGATTTGGCGGAGAATGATTACTTGTTGCAAAGACTGCCCATCACGCCACCAAGCTTGCCACGACACTTGCGAGAAGTACAAAGCAGAGAAGAAAGACTTCGAGGAACGTAAGGCATTCGTGTATGAGCTGAACCACAGCCAGAGCGTGTACCACCGCGATTATGAGGATAAACACCGGGAACGTGGCAAGAAGCGGTTTCTCGGAAGTGAATTTAGAGGTGAACGATAAATGGGAGCTTTTATTGCAAGACAGCCTAACGGTTTGCTGTGTCGGTTTTCTTCGGTGGTCGATTGTGTCACCGATTACAACATGACCGAAGAAGAATATATCGAGATGTGTGCTGAAAAGGCACGAAAAGAAGCACGAGATGTTCTTGACCATTATATTAAGCCGTTTGAAATGGTTGACAGGTGTTTCTTTCCAAACAACATGACTACTGAAGAACACAAACGGATTATGAAGGAAATGGAAAAGCCTGCTGACAAAGCAACTCATATTCCATGAATTTAGAGGTGAACGAGGATGAATAATCAGAAAGAATGGATTGACCCTGAAAAAGAATTGCCGCCATGCCTGAAAAGAGTTTTGTTTGTTGTGAAAAATATTTTTCACGAAGAAGCAGTAGTTGGCTGTTATGATTCAGGCTACAAATCTTGGACAATTTTGGAGAGAGGCTATAGTGGACGAGACATTCAAACTAAAGAAATTCGTTGCTGGAGGTATATTCCCGAACCGCCAGAGGACAACGCATGAATACCGGCAAGCAGTTTGAAGCAGATTTCAAAGCATCCGTCCCACCCGATGCGTGGTGCTACCGGCTGAAGGATAGTGCTGCCACCTACTACGGCGGCAACGAGAACCTGTCCTTTTCCATCGACAACATTTGCGACTTCCTTGTGTACCGATACCCGATGAACCACCTGTTTGAGCTGAAAACCATCGAAACGCCCTCTATCCCTCTGGAAAAGGTGTTTGGTAAGTACGACAAAGCAAAGTGCAAATACCGCAAAGAAAAGCACATCACGGACATGGCGGATGCAATGGGGTACAGCGGTCAGACCGCCCATGTGATAGTCAATTACCGGGCCGTCAACCGCACCTTTGCAATCCCTGCCAACAAGGTTTTGGCGTTCCGATACAACGAAAGCCGCAAGAGCATCCCTTGGCAGTGGGCAGAGCAAGAGGGGATAGAGGTCAAAGCAAAGAGGCTGCGTGTCCATTGGCGGTATGACTTGGATGGGCTGCTGGAAAGATTGGAGAACGAAAATGACAATGGTATGCGATAGGTGTTGCGAAACGTTTACGCTTGAAGAATGGAACAAAATGAATAGGAAAATT